TATTCACACCGAGACTAATTTCTACAAATACGATAGTGGAGCGTGGACGAAAACACAATTAACTGGTGATGTTGATGATGATATTCGTACCCTTTCTGTTTTTGGCCAGAATGTTATACCGGGGGGATATGGAAAAATAGGAAGTAATTATGGCTTTAAGTATTATCACTCCCAAACTGGTGGAGACACCTTTAATCCTGCCGCTTTAGAATTATCTACAACTGATCCCGACGCTTTATATGACTATATGACTATGACTGCAATAGCAGGTAATCAGATTGCTTTACTCACGAGAGCACACCATAGCGACCTGTTAAGCCTGACCTGGCCTGGGGGTGAAATAAGATTTGCAATTTTTGATCTACAATTGTTGTTGGCTAATATGTTCGGGGGCACTCAAATATTTAACTCAGTTGTGCAATAGGAGAAATTATGTATTTAGGAAATTTTAAAATAGACGATTATGTTACGTTTGCTTGTAATACTCATGTTGTTACGACAGGTGTAGGAACCGATGCTGATTCAGTTCCGACTTATCGAATTTACGAAGATGAAACTGGAACAGCAATTTTAACAGGTTCAATGGCGAAGCTCGATGATGCGAATACAGTTGGTTTTTATTCCGAGCGCATCCAGGCAACGGCAGCAAATGGTTTTGAAACCGGCAAATGTTATACTGTTTACATAACCGCAACGGTTGATTCGGTAGCAGGAACCATGAGTCATTCATTCCAGATGGGCGCAACTGTATTGTTCTAAGGAGGGATTATGTCAACAAGCAATATGTATTCGAACGAATATCTTGACGAATTACACAAGGGAAATGTTGATTGGGATAATGATTCCTTTAAAGCAGTCCTCATGGACACTGGTTATACATTTGATAGGGATACAGATAGTACGTATTCGGATATTTCAGCTGATGAATTAGGCACTGGAAACGGGTACACTCAAAACACCAAAACGCTATCAAACGTAACTGTAACACAGTCAAATACAAATAATAGATTTGAAATTACTTTTGACGATGTGTCGTGGACAGCGTCTGGCGGTAGTATAGGCCCAAGCCCCTGTATGCTAATCATAGATGACACTCACGGCTCTGATATAGTTGTCGGATGCGTCTGGTTCGGCGCAGACAGAACGGCTACGGATGGAAACACATTTGATGTAGAAAACAATAGTATCGGGGAATAATAAACTTTTGGTTGGAATTGTAATAATGACAGGGGCTATTGACCAGAAAGGAAATGAAAATGAAAGCATTTAAAACTTTAATTTTTGCGTTGGTAACGAATCAGATGGAATACATATCTGAAGTCAAATCTCTAAGTCAAGGAGAAATCTTATGACTGAAAACAGAAGACAGGCCGATAAGGGGTAACATGAAAAAGGAGTAGATTATGGCTGATGAACCTACAAATGCTGTACTTGCGGAAAAGATTGATAGTTTAGTAACTGCCTTTAGTGAGTTCCGAAAAGAAGGTGGTCCTAAATGCCAAGTGCACGAGGAAAAGCTGAAACAAGGCAATAAGGCTTTTGAGAAAATTTGGAAAAGAATAGGACTCCATGAGAAAGCGATAGTCATAGGAGTTCTTATCGGCACAGGCGTTAAGTATATAGTGTCTTGAGAATAAAACAATGATTAATCCTACAGGCAGGAGAATAAGAAATGACTCTGGAGGATCAGGAGGCTACGGTTCTAAACGAGGAGCTAGACTCCATAAAGGAACAGATTTCTTTGTTATCCCAGGAGAGAAAGTATTTTCTCCGATTAGCGGAGTTGTCACCAGAATTGCGAATCCATATTCGGGTACTAAAGCGTACTCTGGACTTGTTATTAGAAACAGTAAAATTACAATAAAAATGTTTTACCTGTTGCCTTATACCACTATTGTTGGTAAAGAGGTTACAGAGGGTCAGGATGTAGGCATTGCACAGGATATTTCAAAGTATTATCCTGGACAGAAGATGGAAGCTCATATCCATCTAGAGGTGGATCATATTGATCCAATGTTATTAATTAATTTACCGTAAAGAAGGAGAGCACTATGGATTACCTGAGAAAACTTTTGAAAAGTAAGACATTTGATTTTAACGCATTGGTAGGGATTATCTTTGCATTCATAACCGCAAGTGGGGTTGAGATCAGCCCGGAGATAATGACTGCGATTCTGGCTGTAGGAAATATTATCCTTAGAATGCTGACCACAGAGGCTATTGAGGCTAAATAGTGGCGCTCCCGTATCAGACAGCCGTTGATGCGATTGCCAAACTAATCATTTTAATTATCGAACAGTGGCAACGTGTCACAAAGAAAAAAAGGATAGAAGATGAAAAAGACCTTGCTGATCGTGTGCGTAATAATCCTTTTGGCGCCTGGGTGTCAAAGTTTGGGAAGCGTATCAACACAAAAACCAAAGATACCTCCGGGGCTTCTGACAACTCCGACAGCGCATGATAAATTAGTTCCCTATCCCATAGGGTGCGATCCCACAACTGAACGCTGTGGAATGTGCTTGGGAGCTGATGAGTCGGCTGAATTATTCCTTTACGTTAATGATCTGGAGAATTGGATAATTGCAAACGGACAGTGAGTGGTGAGAAAACTACTTTTCAGCGCCCTGGCAATGGCAGTATTGATTGGTTATCTGTGCTACAGGGTTGTCAGGGCGCTGATTGGTTCTCAGGACACGAATGGTTTTATAGAGTATCGTTAGCCTTTCATACTCCCCCAACGCTGCCCATACTTCATATCAACTTTCAACGGCACCAGAAAATCATCCGGCGCAACCCCTTCCATCACATCTTTAATAATCGGAGTCACAATCGGCACCATCCATTCCTCAGTCTCCCAGACAATATCATCGTGTATCTGCAATAAGGGTGCCAAATATCCGATGTCCTCATTGACCTTCTTGACCACAGGCATCAGTTGACCCATTGCCTCTTTGATAATCCCCTGCGCCCCCATCTGCACCGGAGCATTTCCAGCCTGCCGTTCAGCCTCCATTCTCAACCAGCGGTTCATTGAACGGATTCCCGGAATATACCGGAGCCTGCCATACATATCCCGCACATACCCGTACCGTTTGGCGTATGATCCGTACTCTTTCATTTTCGCTGCGATTCCCCGATATATTTTGAACCACGACTCAATCATCTCCTTGCAATCGCTGAGACTGAATATGCCTTCCCCGACAGATGCAGCGAGTTCCCGTTGCAACCCTTCCGCAGTGATCATATACAAGATGCCAAATCCGACACGTTTCGCCGGGTACCGATGCTTCATATCGTCCAACTGGTCAATCGGCACTCCAAACATTTTGCTGGCGGTCTGAGCGTGGATGTCCAGGTCATTCCAGAATATTTCCAACATCCTTTCATCCTGTGCGTCATTAGCAGCAACCCGCATCTCAACCTGCGAATAATCGAATGACATAAACACGTTACCATTTTTACACACATAACAGTCCCGCACCTTTCGCCCCTCTTCAGAGCGTGACGGCTGCGCCATCAGGTTCGGCTTTGCACAACTCAATCTGCCCGTAGCCACACGGGTAATCCGCATCGTGCCTCTGACCCGCAGGTCATCACTAGCTAGTAGTGGAATGACATCCGAATACGTGGTCTTCAACTTCTGATATTCCCGCCAGTCAATAATGTCCTGTGGGGCGGAATGCAGTTTCAGGTATCGTTTGAGAACCTCGTTTGCCGTAGACTTCTTGCCCCCTCCCTTTTTCGCCTTATGCGATCCGCCTTCTTCATGCAGTTTCAACTTATCGTATATCAGCTCCGACATCATCGGATAACTTGCCGGATTCACAAACTTTCCATCGAGATGATGCCCGACAGTCACTTGCAGTTTCCGCTGAATCAAATCCATCCGAGACTGAAAATACCCACTAAGCTCTTTGAATGATTCAATATCCACCGGCATCCCGTTCCCCATCATCTCCACGACCATCGGCAGAGCAGCCATATCCCTCCAGAAGGTGTCTACAAGCCCCATATCGACTATTCGTTCCCAGAGTAAGGGGTATATGCGGAGTGTAGCGTCTGCGTCACGGGAAGCGTAATATATGGCCTCCTCCTGTGGAATATCGGATAGATCAGCTTCTAGTAGAGGACCTATTGTAGATTCAGCGACTTCCGTACCCTCCATCTTCTTCCAGCGGTCAAATAAGTCCACCGAGGAATCCTTCTCCCACGCTGCGAGTGCCCGACCTACCTTTCTACTTAAATTCTGCGGTTGTCGGACATGAGGCTCCCCTGCTCTCCATTCGAGTACAGGATCAGGTTTGGGCCAGTCCAATACGCTGACAATCTGCATATATTCCAACGCCCGCTTCTGAGTTGCCGGACCTACCATCTCCTTGTAAGCGTTCATTTTCATCCCACAATGCCGGAATGCGAGAGGTTTGAGTCCCTGCGGTTCGGTTTGCAGCAGGTAGGCCATGACCATCGTGTCTGCAATATTCGCAGGATGCACTCCCATTTGAGCGAGAACAGGGAGGTCGTACAGGCTATTGTGAAGCACCGTGAGAGTGTCAAATCGGCTCAAAATGGTGTTTAATTCAGAAAGCCGACCCTTACTATTCGCCATGACCACTGATGCGGTGCCGGGGGATTCTGAATAGCTGAGACACCAGGGAGCGTTTTGCGCCCATTCGGTATCGACTGCGATTATGCGTTTCGGGTTATTCATTTATCTTTTTCACTCTATCTGCGCCAACTTTTAGAAAAAGGACTCCTCCTGTTTCTGATTTTCTATCCAATAAGATTGAATATCTCCAATAAGGTGTGGGATCATAGGCGTAAAACTTATATGCTAGGGAGTGAACAGTACCTTCCTCCCATAGATTTACCCCAGGTTTAGCTTTTCTTTTGTAATTAAAAACTAATACAGGTTCATTAATATGTACTTTGGGTTCTGGTATATTCATTTTCTCAATCCTCCTCTCTCTATATACTATACTGGGTCGTACACTGACTCGTGCTCTATTGCACTTGTGCGCTATTGCGCTACTGATATACTAGTTACTAGTTGATAATCTTCTCGACCCTCGAACTCATCTTCCACCGGATAAGCCTCAATATCCCCTCGGACAACTCCCCCTGCAACCTTCATATCCGCCTGAAATAATATCATCTGCTCCGGTGAATGCAATCCTGCTGCCGGATGATACGTTGGGATGATGACCAGCTCCAACCCGTGAAAGTCAATCGTGTGACCGATTCCGTGCACCAACTCAACATCGACATTCCCCAAAAAGAATCGAATGCTCACCCTGCCCATTGCAATTATCCATTTCGGCTGTTGAAACAGTATCCACGGAATCAGATGCGTTTTTGTGCAGTTGGCAATCTCGCCGGCATTCGGGTCCCGATTATCCGGTGGGCGACATTTGCAGATGTTGTCGAGAATAACCCCTCGTCCGGCAATCCCGTTGATACTCAAATAATGCCGTGCCTCCTGCCCGCTGCTACCTACTAGCGGTCTCCCCTGATAATTCTCAACCTCTCCGGGAGCTTCCGCAATCACCATCCCCTGCGGCCTGTCAGTGGGTACTGTGCAGTACAGTTCCCCCCAAACGATTTTGCGCTTGGGTTTTAGGAGGTCAGGACACAGGGAACAGTTCTTGCGTACAACGCTTTTTAGTTTTGGGAGGGCTGCCATATCAGCTTCCTTTAATCTCAACCTGCTTACAGTAATCGTCCATCAGCGCCCCGCAGACCATGATGAACAGCCAAATTAGTAAGAATATTATCAGTTTCATTCGCCCAATCCTTTCCTATTCTTCCGACATACTCTCGGATCACAGAACGTCTTGAACGGAGAGCATATCCACTTGTCGCTGTATCGTTTTATTCGGAATCGCAGTCCTCGGCTGTCGCAGTCTGCTTTTTGCGTTGCGAATTTCTTGTACCATTTCATCATACTCCGTTCTCCCTTTGTTCGATAATCCCCTCTGCAAGTTTACTTCCAATACCCTCAACTGTCATAAGTACATCTTTGGTAGCTTCCATAAATTGCAACATATTAAACCGTTTGCCAATCTTTCGTGCCTTATCCCATCCCACCCCGTCAAACTGACTCACAACCCTCGTCACCAGATTCGGCTTAACCAGTTGAGCATGTTTCACCGGCTGCTGAAACTGCAAATGCGCCTATATAATCTTCAATGCCAGAGTGCTTGTCTGCAAGATAATCAGATAAACAACGATTAAATTGCCCGGCTGGTTTTTTACTTTGTTGCCGTAACTGATGAAGCTTTATTAATTGCTCACTGCGTGACTCATCTAAGTAAATTTCAATATCATCAACATTACTATTCGCAGGAAATAAACCAAATACCGCTTTTGCTGTGATTTTTTTGTTATTAATAATCTCCTGAAGGACCTTTTTATACTCAAATTCATCAATCTCCTCCAAACCGATCTGTATGATCAGTTCAGGAATCCTTTTTGCCCTGAGTTCGGCA